ACAAGGTACAGCTACGCTTACAGCATCATTAGCAACAAGTGCTAGTTATGCTTTAACAGCAAGCTATGCTTTGAATGGAGGTGGTACAAGTGTTGATACAGGTTCGTTTGTTACAACATCCTCCTTTAACGCATACACAAGTTCTATAAATAATAAAACTGGATCCTTTGCAACAACTGGATCCAATAGCTTTAAGGCAAGTCAAACTATCACAGGTAGTTTAACTATATCAGGTTCATTAAATGTGTTTGGACCTATAACACAAAACGGAGCCCCCATAGGTGGAGGAGTCTCAGAAAACTTAGCAATAGCTTTTGCAATAGCATTAGGATAATATTTTAATCACATATTTATAAGAAATGAAAATACTATTTGAAGATTATAATTTTAATGCTGCTACCCAGCAAGTAACCTTTAACACTACAGATGTTATTGGATTAGAAGATCTATTAATTATTACCAATGTAACTGATAATGTTATCATTTATAATTTTGCTGATCCAACAAAAGGCGGAACTATATCTAATAATGTATTGACATTAACCTATAATACAACAGGAATGTCTAATACGGACAAACTTCAAATATTTTTAGATAATACTCTAACACCTGCATCAGAAGAATCAATACAATATCTTAAAAAGATAGTACAATTATTAACTCCATTATCAATACAGGATAGTAACCAGAGACAAAGAATTGCAGTTGAGGCAATGCCTACTACAACTGTTACTGGAACTGTTACATCAAACATTGGTACTGGTACATTAGCTGCAGTGACAACTGTAAACCAATTTGCTGGTGTTGATATAAGATTCCAATTTACAGACGCAGCACGTCTAACATATGCACAAGGAATAAGAAGAAACTTACAATTTAGCTAAATTATGGCATTAACAAATAACTTAAAACAACAAGTAGATCTACCTGTATTTGAATGGTTAAGATTTGCACCTGCTAATACATCAGGATTAACTTGTTTAACCACAGCAAGAGATGGTAGTAGTAGATACTTATATTATTTTGGACCATCTAACGTTTTGTATCGTTATGATACAATAGGCGATTCTTGGCAACAACTAAGTACAGGACCAGTTACACCTAGTGCTATACTAAATGTTAAATATGTAAAAAATCAAGGATATAGAGGACAAGTATTGGGTGCTACTTCTTCAACACTACAAATACCATCTACAGGAGTAGATCCATCAGGATACGAAATCGAAATATATTCCGGTACCGGTAAAGGTCAGCGTAGAACTATAACATCAGCAAATTCTGAAATAATACACGATGCAGGTGTAGCAACCTCAGCAGGTGTAAACTCAATAGGTGATACTACTAAAAGATATGGATTCAATCAATGGGAAGGATATGGATTAAGAGTTATTTTTAATACTGGTTTCTCTCAATATAGGGAAATTCTTTATAATACTAATGATACATTAACTGTATTTGACGCTAACTACGATGCTCGTAATTTTTTAGCAGCTCCATACTCTGCTACAGCACCATACGGCACACCAACTAATACACCACCCTCACAAGCAAACTTTGCAATAGTATCTCAAACAATAAATTTAGATTCTCCATGGGATATAACCCCAGATAGCACATCTAAATTCAGAGTTTTATCACACGGTATTTGGTGGGTAACGGGTGCTGCTTCACCTTTTTTTAGTTTCTATTATTATGATATTTTAAGTGATAGATTTGTACAGAAATTAACACCCACAGGTATATTTTCACCAGCGATTGGTACTGATTTTACATTAGCACCAATTAATAATCTAGTTGGAACATATTTTACCGGATCAATAACTTCCTTAACATCACAATCAATTTCAGACTCGTCCCTCAATATGACAAGAGGTGATTGGGTTGGAGCAGAGATAGAAATTATATCAGGCTCAGGAATTGGACAAGGAAGACGAATATTTTCAAATACAACCGACACTTTTACTTTTGGAAGAGCATGGGATAATATGCCTACTATAGGTAGTAAGTACGCTGTAACAGGAGAAGAAGCAATTTACTTTGCTGGTAATGGTAATGCTAGAATGATAAAATACCATCCTGAAAGATCCTTATGGAGTACTGGTACTATAACAGATAATGGAATAACCTTTAACTTGGTTTTACAAAAATCTGATTTAATACAATCCCATGGAGTATCAACAGCTACAAGAGTAACTAACGCTGTAACAGCAATTAACACCACTCCAATAGTAGCAGGTACAGGTTATACAGTTGGTGATTTGTTAACTTTATCAGGTGGAGCAGGTCGTGTAAGAGTGGAAAATATAAATCCAGTTAACGGAGCAGTATTATCCGTTTCATTATACAGCGGAGGATCTGGCTATTCAGCAACAACTGTAGCTACGACTCCACTAACAGCAGGTGGTACAGGATGTACAATAGCTATAACTTCGGTTGGAGTTTTAGGACATATAACAACTGCAATTAATCACGACTTTTTAATAGGAGACTCAGCAACATTTAAAGGTGCTACAGAAGCAGCATGGAACACAACATACACAATCTCCGGTATACAATCTTTAACTGTGGTAGAAGTTTCTATTACTGCTACAGCAAACGCAGTAGCAAAGTATGCTTTAACAACATCATTATTAGTAGATGAAACACAAAATTGGATACCAAACCAATTTGTAGGTAAATTAATATGTATTCAATCTAATGGATTAACTGGAACAGCCACGTGGAGAAAAATTATAGGTAACTCACAGACAACAATATCTTTTCAGGCTGGTGTAGCACCAACAAATGGTAACTCAAGATATTTTATACAAGAACAGGAAGCATTTGGAAAAGATGCTCAATTTTTACCAGTTAGTGAATCTTCATATGGATTTGTTTCAAGTGCAACTACCAGTAGTATAACAGATACTTCTAGAAATTGGTTAGTAAATACTTGGGCAAATAACAAAGTTTTATTTACATCATCCTCAGGTGAATTTTTTGAAAACATAATTACAACTAGCACAACTAGTTCTCTTAATTTTGGTAGAGCAGTAGCAGTTGGATCTACAACTAATACACTAGCTTATTGGGATACAAACGGATCAGGTTCCTTAACAGCAAATGGATCTGCTATATTTAACACAAGCGGAAATGGTATTTGTTGGAGTGGAACACGTTTTGTAGCAGTAGGTACAAGTACAGCATTAAATACAATTGCTTGGTCTAATGATGGAATAACATGGAATGGATTAGGACAAACTATCCATACAACCACAGGAAATGGAGTAGCTTGGAATGGTATAAGATTTATAACAGTTGGTTCTGGGACAAACACAATTGCTCATTCTACAGATGGAAACGCAGCAGCGACATTTACAGGTTTAGGTACATCCATATTCTCAACACAGGGTAATGCTGTTGCTTGGAATGGTACAAGATGGGTAGCAGTAGGTCAAGGTACAAATACAATAGCACATTGTATTGATACAGGATCCGCAGTAACATTTGTAGGCTTAGGTTTAGGCACATTTAGTACAGCAGGAAGAGGTGTTTGTTGGGCAGGAACACAGTTTGTAGCAGTAGGTAATGGTACAAATACTGTTGCTTCATCATCTAATGGTGTTACATGGTCAGGAATAGTAGGTCCTTTCTCAACACAAGGTAATGCTGTAGCATGGAATGGAAATATAACTGTAGCAGTTGGACAAGGAACAAATACAATAGCCTACTCAACTAATAGTGGTTCTACTTGGACAGGAATACCTGGACCCTTTTCTACATCGGGTAATAGTATAGCATGGAATGGGACTTATTGGATAGCAGGAGGTGCAGGAACAAATACCTCAGCATACTCAGTAGACGGTATTAATTGGACAGGAAACGGAGCAACAATAATTACTGGTACTATAAATGGTATAGCCTCAACAACTCCATTCAAATCAATGACTCCTAATATAGGATATATACCAGATAACACAACAACTTATAATATATTAGATACATCAGGTATAGCAACTAATACTGCGAGTAGTACAACTGTATTAACAGATACTACTAAAAAGTGGAAAGTAAATCAATGGGCCGGTAAACGTGTAACTATAACTGGAGGTACTGGTGTAGGACAAGAATCTACAATAACAAGTAATACAGCCAATGCATTAACATTATCAGCTGCTGGAGCTTCTTTAGATAATACAACAACATATACAATTATAGGTCGCCCAGCTCTAGGGGCGGGTATGGCTTTAGAATGGAATTGGAGTGGGTCACTAGATAAAGGTAAATTACTAATATCACCTCGTGGTGGAGGTTCTCATACATTTGATATTTATGATTTAAGAACTAACCAATGGGAATATGGTCAGTTCATTTTAGGACAAGGTGAAACATTAACCACAGGCACAATGTATGCTTATGACGGAGATAGAGTTTATTTTCAAAGAGATTCTACTGGTAGGATAATGTATTATGATTATGTTAAAAATGAAATAAAACCATTTGCTACTATTCCTTATGGTATGGGGACAGCTGTGCTAAGTAATAGAATGGAAATAATATGTACAGCAGATGGACTAAAATACTTATACATAATGAGACATTCTACAAATGAAATGTGGAGAACTTTAATATATTATTAAAATGAAAATAGAAGAAATAATCTTTATTATAGAAAATAAAATAAAATCACTAACTCAACAGCGTGATAATGCTGTAATGGGTGGTAATTTAGAAATAGTTAATCAACTCGATATTGAGTTAATTGAAACTCAAAATACACTATATAATCTAAAGAAAACATAATATATTTATAAATTAATTTATATTTACAACAAATATATAAAATATGAACATTTCTATATATCCCGGTTCATCATCATTCTTTCCAGGAATGACTCCCTTTAATTTCTATGATAATGATTATCAATTTCAAACAGATGCAGATAAAGTAGTAACATTCTGTGCTAGAAGATTAGGTTATCCTATTATGGAAGTAGAGCTACAGGATATAAATTTTTACGCTGCATTTGAAGAAGCTATTACTACATACGGAAATGAATTATATGCTTTTCAAGTAAGAGATAATTTATTAAATGTTATAGGATCACCTACTGCCTCTAATATGAATCATGCTATTGTGACTCCTTCAATGGCTGGGGTTATAAGATTAACTCAACAGTATGGTGAAGAAGCAGGAGTAGGAGGAAACTTAACTTGGTATAGTGGCTCATTTACTACAACAGCTGGAGTCCAAGACTATGATTTTAATTTATGGGCTATAGAAAATAATGTGACTGGTGGAATGGAGATTAAAAAAATATTTTATTATCCACCACCTGCTGTTAATCAAGTATATAATCTAAGTATATTCTCAGGACTAGGAGGAGTTCCAGCAGTTGGTGCTTATGGTTTATTTGGATCAACAGGATTTTTAATGTATCCTACAAGTTTATTACTTCAGTCTGCTCAAGCAGTAGAAATACAGAATGAAATTTCATTAGCTAATTATTCATTTGAATTAATAAATAATAAATTAAGAATATTTCCAATTCCTCCTCATAATGATCATCATATTTGGTTTCAATATATTAGTTTAGAGGAAAGAAATAACAGTGTAATAACACAAGCAGGAGGAAGTGTAACAAATCCTTCAAATGCTAACTTCACTAACCCAAAATACTCTCAAATTAACTCTATCGGTCGTCAGTGGATATTTGAATATACATTAGCATTATGTAAAGAAATGTTAGGATATGTGAGAGGAAAATATCAATCAACAATACCTATTCCTAATAGAGAAATATCTTTAAACTCATCAGATTTAATTACCGCTGCTACAGCAGAAAAAACAGCATTAATTGAAAGATTAAGAGTATATTTAGATGAAACTTCTCGTCAAGCATTATTAGCTAGAAAACAAGCAGAAGGAGATTCAACTATGAATGAATTGAATCGTAGTCCAATGACAATATTTATAGGATGATAAGAATATATAAAATAACAAATCCAATATAAATTATGTGCGCATTATTTGGATCAAGTAGAGATGTATCTTTTATAAGAAGACTTAATAGAGAATTAATAGGAAATATTATTTCTCAAGAATGTGCTTTTTACAAATATAAAATAGCCGAAACTAAAGTTAACATGTATGGTGAAGCATCTACAGGAAGACTATTTGATGGACCTATTATATTTAATGCTTTAATCACAGTAGGAGATAATGTAAGTCCTACAAGTGATTTAGGAGTAGATTTTGATTGGCCAGTAAGTTTTGCTTTTCTAAGAGATGATTTAGTAGATGCTAATGTACATCCTGAAGTTGGAGATGTAATTTTATATCAAGAAAGTTATTGGGAAATAGATAATACAATTATAAATAACTATTTTGCTGGTAAAGATCCTGATTATCCATACGCTGGAAATCCATTAAATCCTAATTTACAAGATTGGGGATATAATGTAGGTATAACTTGTGAATGTCATTATGTTCCTACAGATAAGCTCGGGATTATAAAAACTAGATTATAATGGGAAGAAAACCAACACCTAAAACTCAGAAAGAAATTCTTCTTTCTCAACAAGAACCTCTTAATCAGAGTGGCCCAGGTTTTTCTCCTACAGGAAATCCTAATCTAGCTAGTAACTCAGGTAGATCAGGACAAATTTCATTTAAAGGAGATACTACAAAACCATTTTCAATTGGCATTCAAGATATAGATGAAGCTGTATTTTACTACTTTCAAAATATTATTAAACCTTATGTGATACAAAATGGACAAAGATTAGAAGTCCCTATTATATATGGTTCACCTGAAAAATGGGTTTCATTTCAAAAAGAAGGATATTTTAGAGATTCTCAAGGTAGAATTATGATGCCAATCATCATGTTTAAAAGAGATTCTATTGAAAAAGTAAGAACAGTATCAAATAAATTAGACGCAAATAATCCACATAATATATCAATCCAAAAGAAAAAATATTCTCCTAGAAACGCATATAGTAACTTTGATATATTAAATAATATAGTACCTGAACAAACAGCTTACGCAGTTGTAGTTCCAGATTATCTTACATTAACATATACATGCGCTGTCAATACTTATTATATGGATCAATTAAATAAAATTGTTGAAGCAATTGAATACGCTTCAGATTCATATTGGGGTGATCCTCAACGCTTTCAGTTTAGAGCGATGATTGATAGTTTTACAATGAAAACTGAGTTGGCGGATAAAGCAGAAAGAACAGTAAGTAGTACATTCAATATTAAAATATGGGGATATATTATTCCAGATATTCCTCAAAAAGATTTAACAGCAGTAAAGAAACTTCCAGGTATTAATAAAGTATCAGTTAATGAAAGAATTTCTGGGTATAATGTTCAAGATACTTATTATAATGTCTTGAATGCTCTGGCTAGTACATTTTGGGAAGATCAAGGAATTTGGGATGATGGATATTGGCAAGATTAATAATATTTATGAATAAAAAATGAGTATAAATCAAATAAATAATAGAGATTCTGGTTTTACAGTCAGAGGAATTTTAAATCAAGTAATCACTAATCTAAATGAAGTACCAACTTCAGGTACATCCTCATATGCTATTTCTTCCTCATATGCTTCTTTAGCACAAGATGCTATCTCAGCATCATACGTACCTTTAATCCCAGGAAGTGGAATTAATATTAACGGAACTCAGATTTCAAGCAGATTAGTAACAGTTAATGGAATACAACCAATAAATGGAAATGCTTTTATATCTTTAGCTGGGATAATAACAGGTACTTCTGCTTCTTTAATTTTAAGTAGTTCTGGAAATATAACTTCATCAATAACTAGTAATACATTATGGGTTATTTCTAATGATCCTATTTCTGCGAATAACGGAAAAACATATATCTTTAATTCTAGCTCTCCAGGACAGTGGTATCCTATAGCTCCACTAGATGTTGCGTCTGCTGATGCTAGATATTTAATGTTAGGTCCTCAATCTCCATTAACAAATAATTTAAATTTAGGTAATAATAATATCATTAATGTGACTCTAATGCAGGGTACTGCAAGTTGGGCTCAAACTGCTTCAAATGCAATAAACTCTCAAACAGCATCGTTTCTTCCAATAGGTACATATAATATAACTGCAAGTCGGGCTCAAACTGCAAGTTTAGCAATCACTGCTTCTTATATAGATGCTGGAAATATAACTACTGGATTTATAAGCAATTTAAGATTACCAAGCCAAATCAATGTAACTGGAATGACTGCTTCATTTACTGGTTCTTTAACAGGAGCTTTAATTGGTACTTCAAGTTGGGCTCAATCAAGTAGTCAAGCCTTAACAGCTTCTTTTATACCAGCGTTAGATCTGAAGGAAAATTTAACCAACAAGAGTACAACAACTATATTAGGTACTTCTAATACATTATATCCTACACAGAATGCAGTTAAGACTTATGTAGATAATGCAATTGCTTCCATCCCAGGTGGAGGTGTCACACCATCAGCATTGACAAAAGTAGATGATACAAATGTTACTTTATCTTTAGGTGGCTCACCATCAACTGCATTACTTAATACAGCATCAATTACTGTTGGATGGACAGGTACATTAGCCGATTCAAGAATTACAAGTGCCACAACATGGAATGCTAAACAAGCTGCGTTAGTAAGCGGTACAAACATAAAGACCATCAACGGTAGTTCATTGTTAGGTAGTGGAAACTTAACTGTAAGTGGAGGCGGTGGTAGTTCAAATGGTGAATTGTTTATTTCTGATTTAGAAGATGGCGTTAACATTTCAGGTATTGGTGTTAAGCAGTTGCTAAACACATTGACCAATCCAACAACGTCAGCAACTTACACCAACGCAAGTGCAGCAACTAAGTTTCCATACGCTGCGGCAGTCTATGGAACAATCAACGTTGCAACATTTACGTATGATGATGTAGTTGTAATGGAGGCATTTCAAAAGGCAACATTAGAAGATCGTTGGTCGATGTTAAAGTCAACTCCAAACAAAACATACTACTATACTAAAGGCGGTTTTTTAATTGCCAACGAAAAGGAAACTGCTGTAGCAGATGTTGATAGTAAGATATTTATATTTGATATGCAAGGCGCACGTTTTTTCTACGATGGTGATGTCAATGTAGCACATACGTTATTTAAGAAACCAGTTCTGCTTGCTGATTTAGGAAGGGCATTAGATCGAAGATGGGAGTTTAAGAATGTAAACATTGATGCACAAACATTAAAAGCAGGAAGCAAGGGATTTGAATTTTGCGGTGGTCGTTCGTGTAACTTCCAAAACATAGAGATTAAGAACTTCGATATTGCCTTTCATGGTGGATCGTTGCTTCAAACGCAATTTGTAGAGTTAGCAACATCGCAATGTGAAGTAGGCTTGTTAGCTGATTTAACGCTTGTAAGCGGTTCAACTGCTGCTCAAGCAGTATGGCAACCGATACTATACAATTGTAGGTTTAGAGGCGTTACAACTACTGCAATAGGCTGCAAGTTTGAAGGCGTTGAACATCCACGTTTATACGATGTAGGTTGGGAGGGTAGCGATATGCTTCATGCGGTCAGTTATGATAACAAAGGTAATTCAGTAGGCAAGAAGATTACTATTATAAATCCACGTTGTGAAATTAATTCACAAGGTGCGGGAACATTTACGGGCGCAGCGTTTAAATTTACGGGTTCAGATTACCACTTCATCAAATTTGAAGGAGCAGAGATTCAAAACTCAACTGCTAATTTTACTTTATTAGAAGTAGAATCAAAATCAGGAACAGTTATGGTTGTAATGTCAAATTGTTTTGGCAACACTGGAGATAATCGTTGGTTACTAAAGTCAACCGATAACGGAGGCTTTGTTGCATGGGACTTCGACAACGTACATTTACAAGGCAATCCAACAACCGCAGCAAACGTAGTTGATACGGCTACTTATCCCAATATTTGGGTGGGCGGTGTTACTCCATCACGAACGGTTAAAATATCACCAAGAACATTATAATATTAAATTTTTTATAATATTTATAACAAAATCAAATTTATGGAAACAAAAGTTTTAACACAAGAGGAAGTTACAAGTCTAAAATCAGTTAGAGAAAAACGAATTCAATTAACAGAAAATTTTGGAATTATCGAATTAAGAATACAAGAATTTAATAATCAAAAAGATATTCTTAAAGATGAATTAAAAAAATTAGTTCAAGAAGAATTAGTTTTAGGCAAAAATTTACAACAAAAATATGGTGATGGATCTATTGATCTTGAAAAAGGAGAATTTATAAATAACTAATATTTTTAATAGGTTTCACCATATTTATAACAAAAATAAAATAATTAACAATGGCAGAAACTTTAATATCACCCGGTGTTTTAGCAATAGAAAATGATAATTCTTTTGTATCTAAAAGACCTGTTACTGTAGGAGCAGCAATTATAGGACCAACAGTAAAAGGTCCTGTTGAGGTTCCAACAATAGTTACTACTTGGAATCAATATCAAAATGTATTTGGTACAACTTTCCAAAGCGGTAGTGCGACTAATCTTCAAACTTATACTTATTTAACCTCAATAGCAGCATATAATTATTTTGCTAACGGAGGTGAATCACTATTAGTAGCAAGAGTAGTATCACAATCTAGCGCTTGGGCATTTGCTTCTAGTTCATTAATTCCTACAGGATCAAGTGGTAACACATCTGGATTATCACCATTTGTACTTCAACCTCTTACTAAAGGAGACATTATGAATAATAGTGGTTCTGAAGTAGCAAATAATGTTTTACCAAGCGGATCAACAGATAATGTTAGATGGCAAATTATAAATGCAAATAGCGGATCAGGAACATTTGATTTGTTAATTAGAAGAGGTGATGATAATAGTTTACAACCTGCTGTTTTAGAGGCTTGGACTAGTTTAACTTTAGATCCATATTCTCCAAATTATATTTCTAAAATAATTGGTGATACAATTGCAAATTTTGTCACTGATCCGAACGGAAATGCTTCTATTCAATATTCAGGATCATACGCTAATAGATCAAATTATATAACTGTAAAACAAGTAAACTTTACTACTCCTAATTATCTAAATAGTAACGGAGCAATATCAGTTCCTGCTTACTCATCTTCTATTCCTACAAACGCTAGTGGAACATTTGGTGGAGGAGCTAGTATATTCCAAGGTGGTGCTAATTTTTATAATGCTATAACTACACAAACTCAAGGATTGGTTGGAGCTAATTACGATAATATGATTAGCTTATTAGCTAATACGGATGATTATAAATTTAATGTATTATTAACTCCTGGTTTAGTTGATTCACTTCATAGTTCTCAAGTAAATAGTATTATCTCAAATACACAAAACCGTGGAGATAATATTTATGTACTTGATCTTGTGCCTTATAACTCTAGTACAAGTACTGTTACTGCAGAAGCACAAGGACAAAATACATCATATGCTGCTTCATACTGGCCTTGGCTACAAGTAATTGAACCTTCAACAGGTCAATTAGTTTGGGTACCAGCTTCAACAATGATTGGTGGAGTATATGCTTATAACGATGCAGTATCAGAACCTTGGTTCGCACCAGCAGGTATTAACAGA